AAATTGTAGTCGGTGCCGTAACTGTTTGTATCGAGTTCCTTCACGTACAAGTTCAAATAGGGGAAGCTCAGAATATTTACATTGAGTGAAACGTCATAGTTTACGGCTGCCGTTGAAGCGGCATTCTTTCTCAAAAGGTAATCAAGACCTTCAACCGGCAAGATCGCCTTTACGAATTCAATGCGTGTGATATTCTTGAACTTGATTGATGCCGCAGCATTAACACCGAAGAGTTGCCCAGCCCGATTATTCGCGGGATCAAAATTTACAGTGAAATTGTATCTGTTTTGAAGTGTCGGGTTTCCAGATAGCCAGTCGCGATCTGCACTATACATAAACAAGTTGTATTCATTCTCCTTGTAGGTTAACACGTCATCTTGAGGAATGATATTATCCTGGGGTCTTGAAGGTCTCGTTGTTCTAGCAGACGGAAGAGCGAGTGTGGCATTGCCAGCGGCACTATTATCAGCATCATAGGACGAAGGACGTAGCAAACTTTCTAGAGATGTCCCCTGATTTTGCTGACCGGCGGGATTACCATCGAGTACATCCTTCATAAAAATACGACGAGGATCAGGAGCAATCATACGAGAAGCCAGTTCGGATGCTGATTCTCTTTGCGCAGCCATGCGTGATGTTTCGCGCGTTGAGAGTACAAGTTGATCCTGCACTTGTGCCTGTCCCTGCATAGAATTATAGTTCTGATCCGCATTAATGCGTGATTTCAGCATTTCATCAGACTGTTGTGCTTCTTCCTCTCTCTGCTTCTTAATCTGCGCAAAGATGCTCATGGATACAGGTTCTTCATTGTCGAGAGGAATACGAAAATCCGGCGGCGCAGGAACGGCAGGTTTCTTCGGATTCCGCTCATTCTGTAACTGAGAGAAACGAGTACCGATATCTTGGCGCATAGTCTCATCTTCTTGTTGTACAGTGACTTGGCTACGGCGAACATAGGAGAGAAAATCAGGAACGACTGCAGTCAAGACTTCCTTATTTTTCAATTGAACAGCGGCTTGGGGAAGTGCTTGATTGATCTCGCCCATATAGTGCCGAATAGTCTTTACGAGGCGTTCTTTCTGCTTTTCCGTTAAATCGCCTCCCAGGCGACGCTGAAAGTCCTGGTAAAGTAAACTATTCAGCATCTTTTCATTTTGAGGATTCGTAAACCCTTGTACTGACGACATTCTATTGAGAGTACAGGGATTTCATTTTAGGACACTACGCGCCATTTGTTTTTATGTAGAAAAGAGACAATCCCGCAAATCAAGCATTGCAGAATCTCGGGGTGCTCTCCGACAAAATTTTCGGAAGTTATCACCAGCTAACATTTGGATAATAAAATACAGGGAATACATTCCACATTCTGAACCGTTAAACTGAAAACGGCGCGCATTGAAGGCGAGTCGTAGAGATGAATCTTGCGTAGTTAGCCATTTCATGAACGTTGCAATTTGCTTCGGTGGTTTCATTCCATACGAGTCAAAATAGTAGCACCTGTGTGCTGGAATATCGATGAAGTTGGCAATCCAGTGGCTGCCGCCTTTGTAGTGTGGATCCAGATTGTAAATAATACCGATTTTTTGAATACCTTTCTTAAGTGATTCCGTGATTCGCATACTACACATTTCCTGGATGAGACACTTGCCGCCTCCTTTGTACGGATCGGGCGCTGCAAAATCAATAGGGAAAGGACCCATAAATTCGAATTTGGGATCCATTTCCTCATATTGTTTCATTACCTTTTCAATATTTGTGCTGTCTAGCCATTGAACGGGGTCTTTCTTCCATTCATCTGGCATTTTGGGGCGCAAGTAGTGTTCTTGATAGTTGCTTCGTTCCGTTGGACTAATAGGCGCTGCTGCTAAAAAACTGTATTCGGCACCTTCCGACACCTTGAATTTATGTTCCAGATCTCTCCGAATCTGTTCAGGCTGTTTTCCTTGAGTTTTTAAACCTGTCTTTTGCGCAATGTTATGTAAGACATCTGGAGGCAAACAGCCATAGGAAGGACGTGATGACCCGACACGAGGGTGACACTGACATGGTCCAGGAGGCGGTATTGTTTTTGTTTGTTTATTTTTTCTAGTCTTTCCCATCTTTCTACTCTAAGATGAGAGAATGGCTGACCCTGCCCCCAAAAAGATCGATCAACAGAATTATTGGAGATATATCTTTGCTCCGATGTTTATGATTGTAATTGGCTTTGGTCTCTATATATTATTTACAATGAATGATTCACAATCGATGTCACTGGATTCTGTCACAAAACAGGTTAATAGTATGTCAGGACCTAAAAATATGGGGAATGTATTGCCAACTAATAGTAAGTTTACATCAAACAACAATATTTAATCTTTTTGCTAGCCGTTAGTAGATGGACATCAAAGAACTACTTCCCTACATACTTATTTTCGTAGTCCTAGCTTCAGTTGCGACAAGTGTCGGATATATTGGCTACTCGTCATCAGGTAATCAAAATAGCCGTAATGAATTACAAAAGCATGTTGCGATTCTAACAACAGTCAACTTACTTACGGCTATTTTCTTAGGTATTCTCTTCTATTACTACATACAAACGAGTAGCGCCTCTTTTGTTCCTTTCACAATTATAATGATGACATTCAATCTGTTTTTGAGCATTATGGCTGTAAGTATAGCAGTCTTGACGCAATCATGATTTTGCGCAACAGAATACCTGTAGAATCTTATGTTGAAGACGGAATCGTCCGGTCCATAGATCTGCTTCTTGATTCTGCTGAAATGAGATACCTTGTATGCGAAGACCGACGCGTATCGTATCACCTTTTATAAACATACCTGGACTCACTCCTCGTAACCAGTTTCCGTTTTTCCAAATAGGAATACTTATATTTCCTGTACAGCTCGATGGACAATATAAATTGATGATGTTATTTTCTACAAACGGTTGAAAAAATACATGAAGTTCTTCTGATGTCTTTCGAGAACCAGGAAACCATTCAGTCTGCTTCTGAAAGACAATTTTCAGAAGTGTTTCTTGAATTGAACTTAGTATATGTAATACATCTGATTTATCTTGAATGGCTAATTTAAGTCTTCCTGTTTGCGGATCGTAATCCTTAACAAGAAGTGCAGGAAGCAATATATTTACAGATGGAAGATGAATTGGTCCATCGTAATATGCTAGAGGTGCTAAAGGTTTATCTCCATATCGGATTTGACCGACATTTATTTTATTTACGTCTATTTTTTGTAAAGGGACTGCCCACTCCATTGTTTTCAACTTGGACATAGGTGTTTAACCCCAAGCTATATAAACCGAAGTCGCCACCTAAGTGTAGATCAATGGATTCCCTTAATATATCATGGAGAGGTGGCAGCGGCACAGGTAAAAGGACACAACTTGTACAAGGTTTACAACAAATTGCCAGGCTGAGAGGTATGCCGTTTACAATTCAGAAGAAACTCTTTCATGTACAGAATTCAAAGGGCGATGGTACAGAAATCTCTACAACAGCTGATGAAGAGGATGACGCCGGTCCCACTTCAGAAAAGAACGCGATCCCTTATGAATTCTCTTACATACACGTTGGGTTTGACATTGCGCGCATGTCAATGCAAGATAAGATCTACCTAAGACCGATTCTACAGCGCTGGGGCAGCGGCTCACAAGTTCTTGCTGGGCATCAGGGTCGTGGTTCACGCATTATTGTCTTTTATCATGCGCATCTTTTAAGTACAGAATCATGTTTTCTTTTACACTCTTTACTTGAAGAATGTGGTAGAGATGTCTCAGTATGGTTTACATCAGAGATGCCCATTCCTTTAAGACTAAATGATTATTTCTTGGAGATACCAGTTGGCGGCGGCGATAGAGCATTAGAAAATTATAAGCTTTCTCTAGCAAATCCTCTTCTTCCTACATGGGCTGATATTTTTCGCTTGAAGTTGCTACAGTGGTCTTCATTGGGTCCGCCTGTCTTATCTGAGACGACGCAAATTCGCGCTTTTCTTTATGAATGTTTAATGCGAAATTTGCGGTGGGTTGAAGCCATTCATATTTTACTTGATGTTCTTCTCTTACTCCCGATATCAGAAGAGAAGCGCTTACGAGCTCTAGATGTATTAGCGAGACAGGAAGCTACTGCAGCAGGTCAAACGATACCGAGTTATCGGATACCACTTCTATGGGAGATGATGTTTCTAAATTTACGAGAGTCTTTGTCTTCAGCTACTGTAGAGAATGAACCCTCTGGTTCAGACATGTGTGATCCAAGCCCAACTCCTATTCCAATTACCACCGTTACAGTGGCAAAACGACAGCCCGCTCCAAAACGACGTGGAGGAGTTCAAAAGACAGACGGATGAAAGTGTATTTGATCCTTTACTTTTACGTGCATCTGTATGGAAGGATTTAGAGGAAGGACACTCGGTTATGCGCTGTAAACAATGCCCTTTAGCGCGTGTCTTATGGATTCAGCCAAAAAATAAAAAGGTAGAACCTGATTGGTCTACATGGACTCGTGTATTTCAATGGTATGGAAAACCTAATGACGGTACACAGTGGCGTATCTTTTGGTTTCCATCTGAATTAAAACGAACGGCTCCCGAACGAGGTCTTGAAGTCGGTCCAGCACACATTAACGGCGGATATACAATACCCTGTACATCATCAGCCATCGTAATCTACAGAAGAGAAGAAGCAACTCGTGTTCTTCTCCATGAAATGTCTCATGCTGCTTGTTTGGATGATCAGTCTGAGTCACTCGTTATGCGCGAGGCAAGAACAGAAACATGGGCTGAGATTTTCCTTGTTGCAATAAAGTCTGAAGGATCTCTACAAAAGGCTGAACGGCTTTGGAAATTTCAGACTCAATGGATTGCAGATCAGAATGAATTTTTACGACGCAATCATGCTGTACAAGGACCAAATAATTATGCTTGGCGATATACTATTGCTAGAGAAATAGTTTTGAACCAACTGCGAATTCATTTACCGGCACCGCGCTCATTCAGTTCGAAGTCTCTACGATTTACACATATTACGCTCTGCACTTAATTTGAAAATTGATTTCTCTTTCTTTAATCTATCTGTAAAAAAGCGCTAAATGGGAATACGTGGTTTATATTCATGTATCAAATGCTATGCTGTACCCATTCATCCCGAGTCAGAAGAACCTCTCATTATTGGTATTGATACCTATGCACTCTTTTATAAATACAAGGAGAATCTAACAGAACTCTTTACATTTATACAAACACTTTGTTCTAATGGTCGGCACACACCAATCTTTGTTGTGGATGGTGTTCCTCCGGTAGAAAAACAACAGGAGCTTCAATTACGAAAGAATCAGAGAAAAGCTGCCTATACACAGGCTATTGCTCTCAAAGCTTTCTTGCTAGAGCCATGCTCCCAAGATCTTGCGACAGATGCTAGAGCAGTACTAGAATCAAAAGTACTTCAATATGAAAGTGAATCGTGGGCGGTTTACAGGGAACTCCGAGAGCAGTTCGTCCGGATGGCAAAAGAGAAAGGCTATGAAGTCCGGTTCAGCCAGGGAGAAGCGGATGCCGATTTAATGGAGATGAATGCCCAGAACGAAATACAGGTAGTGTTAGGCAATGATATGGACTATTTTGTGGGCGGTGTTGAACGATTATGGATAATTATGAAAGATACAAAGGATGTACAAGAGTTTAGGCGTTCGGCTATTTCAAAGCAACTTGGTATTCGTTCGGATTCTTGGCGAGATGTGGCAATTCTCTCCGGGTATGAAAAGGCGCCAGAGCTTCGCCGAGTTCCGGCGAGCCATGCAATTTCATTGCTTCGATTCTATGGATCTTTGGAGAAGGTTCTTTTGAAACGATCTGAGCTTCTTCGCGGAAGTACGGTAGATGAATTCTTGGCTGCAAGAAAGTTCTTTTGATTTGCTGCGTAAAAATATTTTCTTTTGTATGAATATATAAGAAATGACATCTGTATTATCTGGTCTCTCTCAGATTCCTCGCAGTGGATCTCAGCTCCTTACTCTCGCCACTACGGGCTTCTTTTTCTCAGATGCCACGATCGGCTCAGCGACCCTTCTGGAGGGCTTGACGGCTGTTACGGCGGCGAACGGCTTGGTTCGCGCGACTGGCACTAACTTTGTATTCGGCACTACCACCCAAGTAGTAGCTGCGGCGGCGCTGGGTGGCAGCTTAGCCGGCTTCACAACCCGCTACGCGACTGTCGTTGGCACTGTTTACAAGGATATGGGTAAGAATATCTACATCCTTACGCAGGGCAGCACGGGCGCGACGCCCCCGCTCCTCTACCTTGTGCTCACGCGTGTCATGCAGGTTTCTGGACAGACGGGAACTGGCAGCGATTCTAACAATCTTACAGAGCAGGACAGTGCTGGAAGAATGGGCTACATGGTTACATGGTCAGCGAACTCAACTGCCTCAGCCGCCCCCAACAACATTGTCGTCGCGCGCGTCGGACACGGACACGCCTACTAAACAGTAGATATCTAAGATCAAAATTCTTTTTTTACATCGTAAGACGCTGTAAAAAAAGAGGGGGACGGTCAATGTGGGGGTCGAACCCACGACTTTTCGGTTAACAGCCGAATGCTCTACCGACTGAGCTAATCGACCAAATATCAACTAGCAAAAGAGCTAATCAAGTGAAAAGATATTAATTATTTGTTTATAAGATGTTTACACAGTTACTTACACGGTTACCTTCGGTTTACGCAGGGACAGGCGCGACGACCTTCGGCTCCTTGACGTAGTGGGTGTTGAGGTAGCGCTGGAGGTTGAAGTACGTGAGGTTGTCCGCATCCGTGAGGCGGAGCAGCTTCTTGAGCGCAGCATCAGGCTTGATGTCGTGCTTGTTCTTCAGGTTCTTCTCCTTCACGTAGTTGTTGATCTCACGCGTCACGTTTGAGCGGGAGATCAGCGTGCCCTTGGGCTTGCCAAGGAAGACGCAGAGCTCCTCCGTGACCTTCGTGGGGATCTCGAAAATGGAAGGACCGCGCGGCTTGGCGCCCTCCTCACCCTCGACCTTGACGCGACGGCGACGCTTGCGCGCATCCTTGATCTCGCGGTGCACGCGCTTCTCGAGCTTCTTGACCTCAGTGATCATCGTGGAGACAACCTCGCGGAGACCCGTGAGGCGTCCGAGAACGACCTTGAGGTCATCATCGAGCGTCGTCGCCGGCACCTCCGCAACCGGCGCAGACTCGGTCGTGGCAGCCGCCACTACAGGCGCCGCAACAACTACAGGCGCAGCCGCAACCGGCGCCTTGGTCGCCTTGGTCTTGGCAACCTTCTTCTCAGCAACAGCGACAGGCGCGACCGCCGCAACCGGCGCGGGCGCAGCCGCAACTACAGGCGCTACAACCGCCTCAACCTTCTTAGACACACTACGCTTAGCAGCAACAACAGGGACAGAGCTCATCGTTATACTAGTACCGGTGGAAGAATTCATCTAAAACAAACGCACTACGCAATTTCTAGGATTCAAACCGCTCAATTTTTGTTTTTTTTCCTTGAAAAACGTCCGTAGGTTTAACACAAAAACTTTTATTTTTTGAAATTCGAAACCGGATGACTCAATCGCGGGGGTTTACAGATATGCGTAAAAAAAGTTCCTCTTTAAGGCAACACGGAACATACCCGATTAACAAATAGAAACAAAGAGGATGCCTTCCGAAAGAGTATGTCAAAACGTTAAGAGTCGGAAGTTTCCTAACGTTCAGTGCCCTTTTACCGCAACGCACATAGATTTTTGCCACAGGCATTATAAAAATCCACTCCGTTTTATTTCTAAAAAAACGGAATGTGATCATGTTCATACACGAAAGGAACATGCTTTTGCTGCAAAAATTCAAGCGTTCTGGAAGAAGAGACTTCCCTATCATAGGGCGCATACACACGGACCATCCTTCTTTGTAAAATCAATTTCACAAAACGATACAGAAATCTATTGCCTGGAATCAATTGAAAATATACCTCAGCACTACTACTTTTCATTCATTGATTCGAAGAAGAGCTGCTGGACATTTGATCTTCGCAGTCTGAATCATTTGCTCTTAGAGGATATCCATTTACGGAATCCCTATACACGAGAGGCTTTCTCAGACACGAATCTGGAAAAAATCAAAAACCAAATTGCCAAACTAACAGCCCAAAAACTTCCTATTTTCTACCCCGTCAAAGATAATCTGAATTCGAAACAACTCTGGAACGAAAAAGTTCTGAATGCGTTTATCAAACTTGATAGTCTTGGATACAGAGCATCACCTCAGTGGTTTGAATCAATGAGTTTTCTTGATCATGAACGATTCTATAAATACTTGTATAACTTATGGACATACAGATTAGGTCTTTCACCGCAAGAAAAAATAGCAATTGTCCCTGGTTGTTTAACGAATCAAACTCGTCTTTTCCGTTGGACCCCAGATCAAGTACAAGGAGGGCGTTATGATCTACAGTGGTGGCGTAAGCAAAACCTGGAGATCATAAGAAGAATTATAGATACATCTGAAGATAAGACAAAGAGATCGCTCGGTGCCTTATATGTAATTATAGGATTTACATCTGTATCAAAATCAGCGACAGAAGCCTATCCGTGGGTTGTAGAAAGCATCCCTGCTTAACCTATCGTAAAGACAAATACGTGCCAGCAATATAACGTACATTCTTATAACCCATACTGTAAAGTTTCTCTGATGCAGCCCGCGCCCTTTGACCTGTATTACAATAGACTAAAATCCGCGCAGTTTTATCAGGTAAAACGGAGGATGCTTTCTGTTCTATTTCACCAGTAGGTAAATGAAGAGCACCTGGAGCATGACCTAAATTATATTCAATATTTGTTCTTACATCAACAATTGTATCAATTTCTTTTGCAGCGATCTTAGCCTTCGCCTCATCTCCACTTATATAAAGAAAACCATTAATAGCATATCTGTACAAAAGATACACAATTACTACAATAAGTACACCAGTGGCAAACAAATAACTAGTTCTTTGTTTCATCTTACTTAATGCTGTGTTTTAAAACGCATCGAGATTAGACTCTCGGGAGTATCTGTACATAAACACGCGTTTGGTTGCCCCGCGCTAGGAAAGTAGAATCTATTACATACTTTACACGCAGGCTGCTGCGCATCAGTCGCATACTGAGCAAACGGAGCTTTAGAGCGATCATACCGATTTACAGTGAGAGCAATACCAGGAAAGAAGGCAGGATCGGGATCACTGCAAACAGCACACTTCTGTCTCGCTTGAAGAAGACCGAGAGATCCAGAATTGGTCTGATTACCAGTTGTTACAAAAGTCTTTGAGCATTCATCTGCTACTAATGTTTCTCCAATTCCCCTCTTAGAAGCGCCAAATGATTCAGTGTGCGCTATAGCTGCACCAGTGCCGCGATTAAAGACATTACCTGAATTAAGAGCCTGGTTCTTCATTGTTATTTCACTCGCATCGCGCGGCTTTCTTCGAGCCAGATACAATTGTGCTTCCTCTTGACGCCTTCTTATTAATTCACTGCTGCTCATAGCCATTTTTTTACCTATTCAGGAAATTGAAAAAAACCGTCCAAAAATTGATTCGGATTTTTGCCCTGAATTCCACTAGACCGAGTTTTAGAATGAGCAATCTTATTGTATCTCCTAAGAATTTTAATTGCGCGAATATCGTTATCACTCCTCTGAAGTCGCTGGACTCAGGTGCGAAGCAGGCGTATGTAAACTACGCCTATGATGCGAATACGCGTAAGAACCTATCCGTTCAGATCGCTACTCTCCCTGTTCCCTATGGCATGAACATGTTTGACAAGGCGGGTCCTCCGAAGTACAGCGTAGATCTCTCTCTGCGTGGCTATGATGAAAATCCCAAGGTCAAGCAGGTTTATGAGATGTTCACTGCGCTCGATGAGTACATGATCGATCAGGGCGTAGCGAACTCCAAGACATGGTTCAAGGCGCAGCTTACGCGCGATGTCGTCAAGGCGTTCTACACGCCTCTTGTTCGCTGGTCGAAGGATGCCGAGGGAAACGTGAAGCCGTATCCTCCCACGCTGAAGGTTCAGCTCAAGCAGCGTGATGGCAAGTTTGATGTGACGCTGTTCGATGAGAACAAGAACGAGCTGAAGGGTGTTCCGCTCGATGAGCTCCTGGTAAAGGGCTCTCAGGTGACCTCGGTGATCCAGTGCACAAGTCTCTGGTTTGCCGGCTCCAAGTTTGGTCTGTCATGGAAGGCGCTCCAGATCCGCATGGATAAGATGCCTGACAATATCCGTGGTTATGCGTTCCAGGACGATGATGATGTACCGGCTCCCAAGCCGAAGGTCGTAGTACAGCAGAAGGTTGCGCCTGTGACTGCCGCGAGCCCGAACAAGTTCTCTTCCCTTGGTGCTGAGGAGGAGGATGAGGGTGAGGATGATGCCGCATTCTCTGCTCCTCCCGCACAGCAGCAGTCAGTTCTCAGCGCCATGATGCCCCAGGAAGAGGAGGACGAGGCTGAGGAAGTTGAGCCGGTCAAGGTGCCGGTAAAGACCACGGTCACTGCCAAGAAGATCATCAAGAAGGTAGGCGGTAAGTAAAGTAAATGAGAACATATAAAAAAAAATATACATACATAAAAAGAAAAATCACATTTTTAATTAATTCTCTGTGCCGATACTCAGTAAGATCAATAACTACAACTTGTACAAGTTGCAAGGGAACAGGAACAGGAACATAAATTGATTTTCTACATATCGGGCATTGTAAATCGTCGCCACAGAAGCGATGCCACTGTTTAATACACTTCTTGTGACAATAAACTCTACATTCACAACTAAAGAGATTTTCTATACAAAATATCTTTTGTCGGTTTGTTCTTTTTTCTAAGCAAAATAAACATAGACGGCTTTCGCCCATGAATCCTATAGGTATCTACGGATTTACTTTTACTTTTATCTTGTGCATCCACAATTACTGGGATTAAATTGATAAGGATTCGCCGTCGCATCCGTAGTGCAATAGCACTTACCTAAATTTCTCTGCGTAATGACATTCGCTGTTTGGTTATTCGTTTGCTCTCTCTTCAATGTTGTACCAGTAGCAACAACGTTCGTGTAAAACGCAGCGAGCGCTTTCGCTTGTCTCCTCTGGGTTAAAAGTGATGAATCAAAATTACGAGTTGGCATTCTAATTTCTCACTAGAAAAAAATGGAGTCGAGCTGGTGGAACGAATATATTTACATTGCAATTTGGTTTGTTATACTTTTGTGTATTTTGCTCGGTGTATCATTAAGTCCAAGTAAAGATACATTTATTGATATAACAAAAACAGATAATATTGATTTACAAGCATTCTTTCAGCCATATCATATAAGCGAAGTCTGTGCTCTTTTCCAACCTGTTTATGATTCAGTTGTCCTCTCCTTTAATCCATTGGAAGGTCAAGCAGCCCGGGATGAAGCCGACAAAGAAGTAAAAAAACATATTCCAGGAGGAAAACTTTCATGTTCTTTAGTTGTACCATCATCTAAAGAGCCGCAAGACATTTTCAATTTTCTTTCGAGTCTGTCTGATACATATCTAGCCGACGTGTATGCGACACTTTTGTACAGTACAGCCACACTTCAGTCGAATTTGGAACAAGTTAAATCATCCTTGTCAACTGTCCCTCCGACACCCGCACCTGGAAAGATCTTTGAATCATTTGAAGATGTATGTAGTCCCCAAGATGCCACAAAAAAACGCGCGAGTCAGGTTCCCACCTGTATGCTACCGGAAGATGTAACACCTGAAGCTCTCAATGTAAAAAGCAAAGAGAAACTTGCTAAGTTACAAACGGCATTAAATAATTACAAGTCAAAAAGCATAGAACCAATTGCTCTCAGAGAATTATCTTACACTGATTTACTTCAAAAAGGAAAAGACCTTTTAAAAGAACTTCTAGCTTTAAAAGCAAAATTAGAAGCGGGTGATGTGACACCACCGCAATCCGAATCATTTACAGATTTATTTAGCCTTCAATATCAATAGGTAGTTTCCGAGTACCTTTACTTTTACTCTTAGAGCGACGCGTTCCTTTTTCTTCCTTCATCTTCAAAATACGAGCAACTTTCTCTTTGAGCAAGGTAGGAAAACTCTTTTGATATCCACTACATTGAATGGAAAACGCTGGGAAAAACGCCTTATCTTTCTTACGAAGTTCCGAGGAGAGTTCAATAAGTTTTTGGCATAAGCAGGCGATTGAATATCCAAAAAAGAGATGATCTTTTGTAAAGATCTGAATTGCCAAGTAAAATGTCAAGAGTGTATCAAAACTTCCAACAAGAAGTTCTTTATTGCCATTAAGATGAATTGTGTTATAGGAATGACACGCTTGATCTTCAATCATCATAGCAACAGCTTTTCCATTACACCGCACTACAGCACGATTGGGAAGAATACCTCCTTCGAGCCCTTTAACAACTCCGATCTCTGTAATTTCTTTTCCAAGAAGTTCTCTGATTTCAAATGAATCTTGAACGAGTGCAGGACTTAAGAAAATAACAGTACCTCCATTCTTAACAAACCATTGTACACCCGGAGACTTAAATTTCGTAAAACGCATAGAAAATGAATAGAGCGCCGCAACTTCTGCGCCCACTAGCACACGATGTTTATTCAAAAGAAATCCTAAGAGTTTTTCGCGAATTTCTATTGGTATTGATGCACTCCGAGGAAGTGTAGTACACTTTGTTTTTGCTTTGAGAGGAAATGCTTTATTCAAAAGAAGAAGTCGCTCGTAAACTTTATCCCATCGTGTAACTTGTCCTCTCGGTCTGCTCAACTCTAAATACATATTCATACGAAGAAAGTCGGGATCTGCATAATAAATTCCATCCTTTTTTAATGCTCTTTGATGTACAATTTTGTAAAGATCAGGATTCATAAATGTAATATCAGCAATAGCTATAAAATTTACAAGAAGTTTATGAGTGCCTTCATGAATACCGATACGCTCTGTTACTTCGGTAAATCCCGCATGTTGTAAGTCCTTTGCTAAAAGAAGTAAATCATCTTGAGGATTCGGTGAAAAAAAGTCATAATCGGGGAGATCCTTATCTTTATCATAAAATTTCATGTTTTCTGGTAAGATAGCATTGATGGCAGTGCCGCCGTAACATACACGACGCTTTCTACGAAGGAAATTTTCTACAATGTCGGTGGCGTAAAGAAGTTCGGGGTTATGAGCAGTTTCGTAATGAAGAATATCGTCCGCTTGATCAATCGCATCTTCAAGACGTTTTAATTCTTTTTGTATAGAACCTCTATATAAAAAAGAACTTTTTAAGGGAGCCTTTTGTACATCCTCCTCCATACTACTTATTGAGGAGATTGAACTGCGCCTCCCATCGCATCCACTTTCGGGCTGGGTTTTGCAGGTGTAAAGTTATCAGGCTTGACGAAGCGGATTCCCTTTGGTTTAGGACGGTAACTAACCTTTGACCAATAGGAAAGGAGATAGCCGAGTTGATTTTCTTTGGAGCTTTCAGGTTCTGTTGGTGCTGCCGTTACTGCCACTGCGCCTTTTGTTTTTACAGGACTTGTAAACTTACCTTCTTCACAGATAAAGAGTGGGACACTCTGAATACCGAGTGTTTCTTCAAGATATCTGAGTGTAATGAAGGAAGGATTCTCGCCCGAATCACCTGTCGCCATTGTCCAGGCTAATTTTGTCTTACCCACAGTGTTCGCTTGTTGATCGGTCGGTATACTACTAAAAAATTCAATGGTATCAATAACTCCTCTGGGTATTGTTGTCGGTGCAGTTGTCGTTGAGCCGAGCGAATTTGTAGACGTTTTGTAAATTGTTAGATTTACTAAATAATCGAGATCAGCGGCAGGCGAATACTTGGACGTCGATGTTCTGAAGACAGATGTATCTACATTAGCAAAAAAGAGCACTTTCTTTTCAAATGATGAGATTGGCTGATACGGAATATCGTTTTGTTTTGTTTGGCGGTGATAATCTCCCTCTGATGTTTGCCCTAAATGATAGGGGACAAGCGGTTGTAATTTAGTGGCAACCTTGGAAAGAAAGGGAATATAATCTTGCGATTTCGGGTCGGGTGTATTTACAAAATATAAGACGACGATTAAGGGATCATTGGGATTATTTACAAGATTTCCGAAGGCGAGATCCGCAAGTGTCTGGGCAATCTTACCGATATCGCCTGCATTTGTAGACCGTATTACATTACTGCTATCCCTGTAAAGAAGTATAGGTTCATTGGGATTTCCAAAGAGATCTACATTGAGTGTTGTATCATTTCCATAATAATCTATATTGAGTACAAAACATCTGGCGCCCGTTTTAAGAGCCATTGTCACAGCGTCTTTTTCTCCGTAGGCACCATTAACCTTAGGTCCAAGAAATCCAGCGTGTTGAACAGTCAGCGGACTGTAATTAATGAAACATTTTTCATTTGTTTGTAGAGGCTCGCCAAGTTCTACAGGAAGTGCTGTATTAACACCAGCATGTGATGTATAGAATTGCGCAAGATTTGTATCAACGGCGCCCTTTTGTGTAAAGGCATTATTTGCAACATTTTGGGGTGTTGCTATGAGCTTATTTTGTGAAACGGCGATATAAATACATCCTATGATGAGACCGACGAGTAAAAAGATTCCAACCCATTTAAGAATTCCCATCCAATCAATTTCTTTTGTCATATTTGTAATAGTTTCTGTAGGAGTCATTATTGCAGTATTCGAAAGACTATTTGTTATATTTTGTGCCGACGGCATTCTTTCTAGGCTGAACTGAGATATTCCTTTTCAAATGCGCTGCGCTCCAAGATCCGGATACCCATGTCGCCTGCCTTCTTTGCTTTTGTGCTACTATCGGATCCGGCTGTTACCAGAACCTGTGCCTGCTTTGTGAGCGAAGGCAAGAGTACAATTCCCTTTTGTAGGCAGGCAGCCTCGAATTCAGCAGAGCGGAATCCAGTGACTACGATAAAGAGATTTGCATTTGTCTTTGTTACAGTTGGAAGAGGAGCAATAACGCCGACGGGCACAACAGTCATGGGAAACTGCTCCTTACGCCACGCCTCGTACCGAGGAAGCAGCGTCAAGAAATCACTCAAAGATTCATTGCTCCAGCCCTGTAGTCCTGTAAGAGTTGTAAGAGACCACTTCTTCCAATCAGGCTCCTTCTGGAAGAGGATAGTCAACTTGGTCTCACCCACGCCACGCGGCATAAGACTCGATGCAATCATGAGTTCCATTTCATTCGCTGAGCGAACCCGATCTATAAACGCCTTCTGAATTTTTACACCGTTCCCCTTACCGATCGCTTCACACCACTTCTCTGTACTGAGCTCCATAAGCATACGAGGCGTCGTATATCCAAACTCGACCAACTTCTTTACAAGACCGGGACCAAGATTTGGAACTGAGAGTGCGCTCGCGAAGTGACTGAGTTTAACAGCTAGTGTCTCCGCTGTTGCAGCCTGATCCTTCGGTACACAGATATGTACATGAGTCGCGTCCCACTCGTATGCGCTGGGAAACGGGATCGTATCGGATCCCTCAAGTACAGCATCCACGGTAGGAATTACGTCGCCGCTTCTTCTGATCCGAATGCGGGCTCCAACGCCGAGACGCTTCTCTACAAGCAACTTCGCATTGTGTCCACTGATAAACTCAATCCGCACATCCTTGACCTGAACAGGCTCAATCTGGATACGAGGAATGATGTAGCCCTGGTAACTAGGCGCCCAGAGAATCTGCTTTACCACTGTATCAGCACACTGATCGGAGATGACCATCTTGAATGCTACACAGTCCTTCGGCAAACTAGAGGTAGTTCCCAGAGTCTGCCACTGGGGGACGCAGTCTATACCGACGACAATTCCATCGGTAGCGTATTTGCTCTCCTGGCGGCGCTTCCGAAACAAGGCTTCAAGTGTAGAATCTGTAAGATCCCGGCTGGGAATGGCGGCGCGCCAAGGAATTTCAAACCCGTGAATTTCGAGAAAGTTAAACTGGGCAAGGCGGTTCAGTCCAGCTGGTTCAAGAACTTCGTAGGCGACAAAGTGGAGTTTCTTTGCATCTGCAGGACTCGGGGAACTGTGGTGAAGAACTCCATTCACCCATGCCCTTGTCTCGCCCTGTGTAATAATCTCGCCACGAACAACACAGCGAACAGTATTTACAAGACCCTGAATATGCTTGACGTAGTTCTTAATCTCTACACCGTCCTCGCCGTCGCCGCGTAAGTAGAGACTTCCAGTGCCGGAAGTCCAGAGCGCGCTGAGACCATCAAGCTTATCACTGGCTACAAACGTTGTGGCTCTTCCAGCAAACTTCTCGACCGTTCCGGTTCCGGGCTTAATCTTTTGGAGAGATGGCATGCAGAAGGGGAGGCGAACCGTAGAGCCACGAGGGGTGGCACCGACAGATGTCAAGAATGGATGAGTAGGAAACATTGCCTCCAACTTATCGCGTAACTCGTCATACTCCTCGTCGGTCATAATTGGCTGACCTGTGTTATAGTATGCGTCAGACGCAGTCTTCAACTTAATTACAATTGATTCCATGTTGTATGATAACATCATGGAAGGAATTTACTTCAATTTTTACATTTATCGCCTGGTTTTTCTAGTTTGCCTGCGTTTTTCTCCTTCTGAAGCCGCTGCCGCTCTCCCTCTAGTAAATTTATTTTCAACCTTTTGTTGAACATTAGCTTTTAGTCGTCCGGCAAGATTTTGATTTGCAGATTTTCTTCTCAATCCGGCAATCTTTTTAGTTTCAGAACGCAATTCCATTTGGAAGATGGACGCGCCTTGAGAACGACAAACAAAATTGTACAAAATTACCGGAACATTTTTATCTTGGTATCGTTTCAAGATGCTATCACTATCTGCAGGAAAGTGTTCATCAAAAAGTTCATCTACCATTTTAAACGGCACTTTCCCTTTTTTAGGTAAAACAGCCTTGAGTTCATCAAATGTAGGATACACTGATTCTTCAAACGCCATTTCAAGGTCTTCAATCTCTAGATTGGATGAATCGAGTTCTTCTCCAATAATAAATCTCCGTTTCGTTTTGATTGGATATTCATATAAACCGGATTTTGTTAACCAGGATGTGCTTTCATCGTCGTTTGTTCCTGCTAAAAACAATTGAAATTCAAATAAGTTTGCTTCTTCATTTTTATTACCTTCTGCAATATGGATTTCAAAACCGAGTTCTTTTTCCAATTGTTTCTGATATTTACGCGGATTCATGATGTGTTTTTTCGTATCTTCGTCATTTTGTTTAAACAACTTATTAATCGCTTTTAAATTTATTTCTACGATGGATGGTTCTCCACAGAGAACAGCTGTGACAATACAGCATCCTTTAGGAACTGGTTTTCTTTCAAGACTATCATTTCCATGCCCAAGTATAGTACATGCGACCTCATACGCCATCTTATTAATGATTCATATAATCTTCCATGGCTTTTTCATATGCGTCAAAATGTTGTTCAAGACCATTGAGTTTAATGACTTTGAGTTTTGCTGTATCCGATATTTTACCGCCTTTGAAAATGTTTTTTCCGACGAGACTAACCTTTGGATTTATCATAACTTCCTTGAAGAAATTCCCACTTTGTTTAATTGCTCTAGATAACGTGACTGGATCTTTAATGAGGACTGGCGCAGCCGGAACTTTCCAGCGAGGAACTTCACATAATATAGTTACAAGAAGTCCTAATATGTTTTTTCTATGTTTTCCTGTAAATCGAGGGTCAGCACCTTTAAATAGATCTAAGAGACATTGGAATTCTTCGTGCATGCGAATCATAGATCTGTGCGCAAAATCCTTATAGGCTTCTGCACACAAATCACCAAAGTAGTAAATAACGTCGGCTTTTGCCTTTCCTTTTATATTTGCAGATCCACGCTGAACCGATGTAAGACCACCACCATTTTCTTTTCTAACTTTTATCTCTTCTTCAAGTGTCCATTTAACCCAGAAAAGCGCTTTCTCAATTGAACCTTCACTGATAGCCTTCAAAAATTCGCATCCAACTGTTCGTAAGGCGATTAAGTCGCTTCCGTGCTGATATATTTTCTTAAGAGCCTGTGTTTCTGGTGCGGAGGCTACATTTGCGAGCCAGCCGTCTCGATGAGTTTCGGGACCAACTTTTGTCCAGACAAGTCTACTTCGTCGTGGGCATTCATGTAATACATAGATAAGTTCAGATACACGTGTTTGGAATTCTTCATCTTTGATCAGATCGTCGTCGGCATATTTAGCAATCATTGCGTCGATTTCTGCAACGCGTTTTTTGAGATATACGAAGACGCGAGGGGATGCAATTCCGACATGTTGTATAGCGTAATCCCAGATGAGCTGTATGAAGACTGTGAGACCACCGCTACAAACTAGATCGGCGGCAAAATGAAGAGCACGCCCGGTTGCGATAACTCCGCTTTCGAGCATGGATGCCTGTAGTGATTTGAAAGATTCGGATGGAAGATACCCGGAGCGTGTACGAAATTCCTTTTTATCTGGGTCTGCTTTCACTTCTTTTGGAATGTTAAGAACAGTACCTTGAAACATTGTCAAGCCTTGACAAACATCAAGATATTTTATTTATACTTTGGACTCACGATTTTTTCACCTGATGCGCGCGGTATGAGTCCTTTTGCTTTCAGGCTGGCTAGCATTGTGAAACCGATTGATTTACCTTGCTTCCACATACGCAAATACTTGCGATTTTTAGCTGTTGCTCTGTAACCGCCTTTACTACGTCTGTAGTTATTTTTACGCGTCTTGCCGCCCTTCATCATACAACCGCAGGCGCCGCCCCCCTGAGCAAAAGGTTGCGTCATGGACGCAGGCGGTAGAGTTTGCATATCACAGCCACAAGCAGGGGACATTTCTCTCTATAAAGAAGAAATGTATTTACCTCCCAAATATTTTGGAACTTTATCAAAAAACAAAACAAGAAAACGCGTGAAGGAAATTCAGAAATTTGGCAAACTGGACTGGAAAAATCCTAAAGCCTACGTCGGGTTTCAGACAGACAAAGGTGCCAAAACGAAAAAATCATCCTACACGGCAAATTGGCATCGTAAGTATCCAAACATAAAATCTCTTAAAGATAAAGCAAAGTTTACAGGATTTCCACTCAATCTCTTACAAAAGTCTTATGATAGAGGTATGGCAGCCTGGAGAACAGGGCATCGCCCGGGTGCTACACAGCAACAATGGGGCTATGCAAGAACAAGCAGCCTGTTGTTAGGCGGAAAGACCGCACAAACAACAGATTCTGATTTAGTACGCGCAGCTATTACACGTAGTAAGAAAGCTAAGGAATGGTATAAGTCTATTCATTATCGAGTTCCTTCTTCTCCTCATCTAAGCGCTTGACGAGGCGCTCACATGCCTTCTCCCAGCTGTACTTCATCACAGTCTCACGTGCCTTCTTGCCATGTGCCAGTCTTTTATCAGAATCATTTATATATTCTTCCATTGCTAGGCAAATATCATGCGGGTCACAAGCAAATGCCTCACCACCGACAGGTGAGAATGCAGTCGGCATATAGTAACGGAATCTCGGCTTAATAAGAGATGAATTCTCAGGGTTGCAGAACTCTTTGAAGCCGCCAATATCAGGAATGACCTGCGGAACACCTACACCCATCTGCTCAAACTGACATAGTCCAAAGCCTTCACCATCTGATGTACTAATACCTACATCTGCCATGCTATAAAACATATTAATATCCTTGTCTGAGAATGACATGTCCTGTGTGCTGATCATGAGTCTGTTACTGAATAACTCGGTGGCGACATTCCGTAACTTAAGTTCGCGCTGAAAGATTTCAAAGAGCCACCAGCCACCCTTCTCACCCTTGTCGCAGATACACATAAGAAAGAGTGGTTTTGTAGGATACTTTACGATTAGTTCAACAAACGCCATGATCAGTAAATCATAGCGCTTCCGTGGCTGATTACGATTTAGATTTAGAAACAAAAAGATATCATTCGGGATACCTACCTGTTTACGCGCAAGTTCCTTTGGTACTGGGAAGAACTGATTACAATCAAAACCGTGTAACAAAACATCCAGTGGGCGTGTAATACCCTGATCTTTGAGGCACTTCTTCCAATGGTTTGTGAAGGCAAAGATACAGTCGGCATCACGATTCAGAATATCAAGATATCCTTGAAGCTGTGTATTGTAGACTTGGTCACAATAGACCCAGAGTTTGAACGTACGGGGAATATTATTCTTCCGAATCTCTTCCAAAAACTTGGCGACAACAGACATATCATTGTAGATCATGATAACATTTGGCTGCTTCTTTCTAATAATCTCAGGTAGTTGAGAAAAACCGAAACCCTGACCTTGTTGTTGAAGTGTGGGAGCAGCCGCCTTCTCCAATGCAGCGGCATCAATGACTTCTACATTGCTAGGGTATTGGCGATAGTTCTGCGGAATATTGTTAAACTTCTGAAAACCGAAATGAGTGACTTGGAGCCATGACAGTTTTGCTAGTTGCTGAATAATACCCCAGGTAACTTTGCTGTAGCCAGTAAATTGATGACAGTGAGTACCGACGAGTAGAAACTGAAGTTTTTTATTATCCTTGATAACGATTTGTCCTGAAGGTTCAAGTGTAGGAGCACCTTTTACGACGTGCTGTTGTACTCCCGATTGAATAAGGCTTTCAATACTTTTTAAATAGGAGGGCAGAGAACTCTGGTCCATACTTTCTAAACCAATATAAGGCTTGCCCCTTAAATAGGTGTAGAATGCCAAAGAATAGAAGTCAAATTAGAGACATTTTTACAAACGCATCTTTTAAGAAATCACTTCTTCCTTATAGAAAACAGAAAATTTCTATCGCACTGAGGGAGGCTGTCTGGATACAAAAGATGGGGAGGGTCTTTTCAGCAAAATGCCCTGTTGCGTGGTGTCCGAATACAATCAGCGTCTTTGACTTTCAAAGCGGTCATAATATTCCTGAAGCGAAAGGTGGAAAAACCACTATCGATAATTTAATTCCTATTTGCGCTCGGTGCAATTTATCTATGGGAGATCGGTACACAATTGATGAATGGTCAAGTATGTACATGAGTTCTGAAAAACCGAAGCCACAAATACAGCTGAAAAAAACATGGTGGCAACGACTCAAGTGTTTTTAGTCTAACCCTAAAAATTTACGCCCAATTTTGCTAGTTATAAACATTCCGCATCCGGAGATGATCTGAGCATAAAATACGGGAGTTCTTTTTGTGCAACAGAGTAAATACACTGATAAACCAAAAAAGAGTATCGCACTAAGCCAGAATAAACTTGTAAAAGTATCCATTCTCTTCTAATCTATACCAAAAAAAAAAAAAAAAAAACAAAAATAAAA